ATATCGGTTTGTGGACGAGATAAGGGCAACAGGGCGAAAAACAGAGATGATATGTATCTCTGTTGCGGATGAAAGTGAACAGTTTGTGATCGGGGAAAATATGATACCGACACATAATACCACTTTAGGCTTGATGTTTGTTTTGTTCCGCGCTGGCAAGGCTCCAGGTGGTTCATCTATTTGCTCTGGCGCTGGTAACGACCTTGTAAAGTCGTTCTATACTGGTTGCCTGGACATCCTGCAAAAGCCGGAAGAATACCTGTATTACGATGTGTTTCCCAATGCCCGTTTAGCGGCTACCAACGCTGACGAAAAGACCATTCATTTGGAGAAGAAAAAGCGGTTTGCCACCATTACCTGTCGAAGCATTGACGGCGCATTGACAGGCTCTACCGAGGCCACAGCTAACGGCGTAATGTATCTGGATGACCTCGTTTCGGATGAACTGGAAGCCAACAGTAGACAGCGCCTTGACACGCTCTGGGATAAGGTGCGCGGCGATCTGCTTGGTCGCCGTCTGGAGGGATGCCCCATTGTTTCACAGGGCACCCGTTACAGCCTCTATGACCCGATTGGCCGCTTGCAGGAAATAGCCCCTACAATGGGATGGCGCACAAAGGTTGTGGAAATACCGGCTCTTGACCCTGTTACGGATGAGAGCAATTTCGAGATTACGCTGAACGGAAAGCCAATGTTTACTACAGACTACTATCGGCGGGAGCGTGAATTGGTTACTCCGGTACAGTGGGCAAGCCAGTTCCAACAGGAGCCGTTTGAGGCTAAGGGGTTGCTATTTCCAGAAAATGAGTTAAACCGTTTCTTTGAGCTGCCGGTTGACCGTGAGCCTGATGCGAGGATTGCCGTGTGCGATACCGCAGAGGGCGGAGGCGACAGCGTTATGATGCCGATTGCCTATATCTACGGCGAAGATGTGTTTTTGGTAGATTGCGTCTTTGACAACTCCACACCGGAGCACACCAAGCCGCAGTGTGCAAAGAAGCTCGTGGAGCATAAGGTATCAGTGGCTACCTTTGAGTCAAACAACGCTGGTACATACTACGCTCGTGATGTGGAAGAACTTATAAAAGGACTTGGTGGCCGAGTCAGCATCCGCACAAAGCGCACAATTTCTAACAAGCAGACCCGCATTGAGATGGCTTCTGATGGAATACTTAAACATTTCTATTTTAAGGACAAGTCGTTATATAAACCGTCAGACCAATATGGACAGATGATGCGCGAGCTGATTACCTACACGCGAACGGGCAAAGTGCCTCACGATGATGCAGCCGACGGTTGTGCGCTTCTGGAAAATGAAATTCGGAATCTTGTGGGATCGCAGGTCTCCGTGTTCCGCAGGCCGTTTTGAGGGTTAAAATTTTATTATAACACAATATATAGTGCTTTATCAATATTTTTGACACAACATATTGACATTCTGGCGAAAAAGTGGTATAATACAAAATGAGAGATAAGTGCTGTCCATGCACCTCCTGCCGCGCTGCACCGACGCGGGAATATCGGGCGTAATATGCCGACAAGGGTATAGACCGGTTCAACTCCGGCGGTTGGCAATTTTTATGGTTCGTTAGTTTAATTAAAACAATGCGGGTGCGCACCGGAAATACGGGACGCATAGATGCCGGTTAAAATCCAGCACGAATCGCCAAAAAAACAGCAGTTTAGTCGCCGCTGCTGGAAATTGAATATATCAGAGGTGGCTATGTTGAAATACCAGCTTTCGGAGCAAGAGGTTGCGGAGATCAACCGGATTCTGAATGAACGAGGAAACCAATCAGTGAGAATCAAGATTGAGAACGGGCAAGTGACCGTTTTCTCTGTATCTGAAAAGGTGGTCATAAAAAAATAATGTTTTGCGCCTACGCAGTGGCGTAGGAACAGAGAGCCAGTGGGCTGTAGTCAGATGGGATAACCCTGTCTGATTGCAGCCCATTTTTTGTTTGTCTGGAGGGTGGTGAGAGATTGACAGAGATGGAGAGCGTGCTGCGGCTCTGGCCGGAGGAAGGTCTTGCTGGCAGGCGCAAAGTGCTGACGGATAAAAAGGAGATCACCGACGCAAATGTGGTTGAGGTTCTGAACAAGGCTCTGGCGGTACACCACATGAACTGCCGGGAAATTGAATATCTGGAACGGTACTATCGCGGGATCCAGGACATTCGTTGCCGGACAAAGACCATTAGGCCGGAGATTAACAACAAGATCACCGTCAACATCGCCAACGAGATTGTGACCTTTAAGACGGCGTTCTTTATGGGAAGTCCAATGCAGTATGTGGCCGCTGGGGGAGACGATGACGTTTCCGAACAGGTGCGCGTCCTGAATGAGTTCATGCGGGCTGAGGACAGAGACTCCAAAGACAAGGAAATCTGCGATTGGTTCCACATCTGTGGCGTGTCGGAGCGGCTGGTACTGCCTGATCCTGCTGGTGAGGAAAATGAGTGCCCGTTCTTGATTTATACACTCCACCCGTGCGAGGCGTTTGTCATCTACTACAGCGGCATCGGACAGAAGCCTTTGGCGGGGGTCATTATCCAGAAGGATGAAGAAGGGCAGACGCTCTACTGCGTATACACGGACAGCCGCTACTACGAGATCCAGGGCGACGCCATCACGAAGAACGAGGGGCACACCCTTGGCGGCGTTCCTTTGGTGGAATATCTGAACAACGAGGCGCGGATGGGTGCGTTTGAGGTGGTGCTGCCGCTGCTGAACGCAATCAATACGCTGGAATCTAACCGCGTGGATGACATTGAGCAGTTTGTTCAGTCCATCTTGGTTTTCAAGAATTGCGAGATCGACGAGGAAAAGGCTAAGCAGCTTAAACAGCAGCTTGGCTTGATGATTAAAGACAACGGCCAGCAGCAGTCAGATGTGTTCCGCGTTGATGGAGAGTTATCCCAGGACGGGGCGCAGACGGTCAAAGACGATATGTACGAGTCCATTTTGACCATTTGCGGGATGCCGAACCGCAACGGCGGGAGCAGCACATCTGATACAGGAACCGCCGTGTTGTACCGCGATGGCTACGCTCAGGCTGAGAGCCGCGCCAACGACACGGAGAAGATGTTCAACCGTGCTGACCGGCGTTTTCTACAGATCGTGTTCAACATCTGCGAGGATACGGGTGCACTAAACCTGCGTATGGCAAATGTCAAGCAGGAACACGCCCGCAACAACCTGTCCAATATGCAGAGCCGGATGCAGGTACTCTGCGAGGGGCTGAACAATCCGAAGATCCACCCGAAGCTGCCGTGGCAGTTCGCGGGGATGCCCAACGCGGAGGAAAATTGGAGAATATCTCAAAAATTCTATGAAGAGCAACAAGAAAAGGCGATGAAGGTTCAACGGGACACCGGTTTTGGTAGAGACAATAAAGCACTAAAAGAAAACGACCGAAACGGGGAAACAGAACAGGTTGATAATTAGGGGATAGCGATTGCAACGCGACAAGACGGGAGCCTTACCGTTTTCCCCTAATTTCACAATAAGGCGAACTACGAAAGGCGGTAGTTATGCGCAGAAAAGATTTAACTGGCAAACGCTATGGGCGACTAATTGTGCTTGGATTAACAGAGAGACGGACTAAAAGTGGTAACGCAGTGTGGCTATGCAAATGCGACTGCGGAACTGAAAAAGAAGTTTCGACGGACAAACTGACGAATGGGAACACGAGAAGCTGTGGTTGTCTGGCAAGGGATATAACAAGAGCAAGGGTAAAAGGAAAAGCATTTCATGTTACGCACAACGGTAGCAACGACAGGTTGTATGGGATTTGGAGGGGAATGATCGAAAGGTGCGAAAACCCACATGTGAGCAATTATTCTCATTATGGGGGGGAGGGCGTTAAGGTCTGCGAGGAATGGAGAAACCATTATGATAACTTCAAAGTGTTTGCCCTAACTCACGGGTATGAAGAGACGGCGAAACGCGGTAAATATACAATAGATCGAATTGATGTAAATGGAGATTACTGCCCAGAAAATTGTAGGTTAGTAGATATGAAGCAGCAACAGAACAACCGAGGCAACAACCATAGACTTACTTATAATGGGGAGACAAAAACCGTAGCGCAATGGGCGGATTTGCTGGGCATAAGACCTGGAACACTTTATAGCAGGATTTATAGAGGATGGACAGTAGAACGCGCATTGGAAAAATGTTAACAAACGGCTTGACCGTTTTACGGCGGAGAGAACCGCCTAACCAAACCCGGACGCTGGCGGAGATGCCAGCCTAATAAAGCCCACAAGAATGTTCAGAGAAGAACTGAAAACCCGAAAAGGAGAGTTTTATGAAAATCGACACCACCCAGATTCCGAATTTTGACGCGCTTCCCGATGATGCAAAGACCGCTATTCTCGGCATGGAGTTTGCCGACGCACCGGACATGAGCAAGTTTGTGGAAAAGTCCGTGTTCGACAAAAAGGCGTCCGAGGCGAGCGAACTGAGCAAGCAGCTCAAAGCCAAAATGACCGACGATGAGAAATCTGCCGCTGAGCGTGACGCAAAGTGGGCGGAGATGGAAGCCAAACTTGCCGCACTGGAAAAGGAAAAGTTGGAGAGTTCCTACAAAGCCAGCTATCTTGCGTTGGGGTATGATGACGCTCTGGCGACCGAGACGGCAAAAGCTATGGCGGAGGGCAACACGGCGAAGGTCTTTGAAAATCAGAAAAAGGCTGCGGAGGCTGCGGAGAAGCGCATCAAAGCCGAGCTGATGAAGAACAACCCGCATCCCGGCGGCGCTGGTGGTGGAGATGGCAAGACTGAGGACGCTGGCGTGGAACTGGCCCGCAAGCTGGGCAAGGCCAAAGCGGACGCTCAGAAAGACTCCAACAATATTCTGAAAAATTATCTGTAAAGGAGAGAACGCTTTATGAACTTCAAGAAAACCACTGTTGGCGGTACGGTAGAGATTCTGGCTGCTGACGATTTTATGGCGATTCCTGCTACCCTGACCGGCTCTGATGTGGTCAAGGCCGGTATGCCTATTGACGCTGCGGGCGCTGCGGTTCCCGCCGGTACGGGTGCTGTCGGCATCCTTCTGTATGATGTTGACCCAACCGTTAATCCGAACTGCGCTCTTGTTACCCACGGCTATGTGGACTGGACGAAGTGCATGAGCCATTCCGGCGCTACTGCTGACGCTGACACGATGGCGGGTATCCTGCCCGGTATCGTATTCCGCACCAACATCGGTGTGAACTAAAGGAGGCTGTGACAGATGGATATTAGAAATTACTTTACCCCGGCGGCTA